AGTTCGTCGTAACCGTCGAGGCGCTTATAATGCAGGCATAGTCCTGCTGCGTTGCATTCAAAGCTCCAACGGCAATCCACATATCCATCGCGACGGTGCCGAACCACTTCCCTTGCGGGCCGTAGGACGTTCCAAGCGTCACCGTGTCCGTGACGAGCGTGGCGTAGGTGTTCGCAGTCGTGCCGGTAGCGGCGCTAGCGAGAGGGAACGGCGTTGAAGTTGCTACGGCTCCGCCAGCCACCCCTGATGGGCACGCTTCGGTAACTCCGTTTGAATCGGTACAGACCATTTGGCTTGCGCCGATGGACTGCGAAACGTCAAACTCGCAGCCGCCGCTCGTATCGTTGGTCAGTTTTATCGTATGGGCAAAGCTAGATTCTGGAATCAAGAGGCAGTTTGTCCCGCTATCACTTGGAAAGTAAATCGCATGGTTCGTTCCGGTTCCGCCCAATACTACTTTTCCGCCAGGATAGATACTTCCGTTAAATCCTGCGTTGCCGGAACCATCGACCGCGAACCCTTGGACCGTGCTAGTGCCACTAAGATCGCAGAATACACCAAAGAGGTTTGCGTTGACAGTGGAGATAGAACCGGAACCGGCTCCAATGCCCGTCCAACTGCCGCTGCATCCCGTCGCTGGGTAGTAGTATTCCGCACCGGGTAGCGCCGATGGCCCGATGCCTGCGAACCAACCGTAGTACGTCGAGGCCCAACCTGGTTGCGGCGACGCCGACGATTGAGGCGAGGGTAGCGGGGTTGCGTTTAACAGAACGACGTTGGAGGGCGCGACGCCCGGGCTACCGGGCGCTCCAGAAGGGCCCGTGGGCCCCGGCGCACCCGATGCCCCGACGCGCGCAATGGACCCGCTCCCGTTGCCGCAGGTAATCGTTCCCGCAATCACCGCGCCTGTAGCGCCACTCAGCACAACCTCGAAGCCGGTCTTACCGCTCACTGGCGCAGTTAGCTGAGTCCCGGCAACCGTAATCGTTTGCGACCCGCTCCCCGGTGCGCCAAGGTCAGGAACGCCAGTTACGTTGAACCAGTTCGCCCCGTTGTCGGCGCTCGTCTTGAGCGTGATCGTCCCGCTGCCCATCGTTGCCGTACTCGGCACCGACACCGTGCAGAACGATTGGCCGTTGATATTGGGCACCACGAACGTACCGCTGCTGCCGTTGAGGTTGAACGTGAGCGGGCCGATGTTTGGCGGGAAGATGGTTTGACCGAGGCCGTTTGCCATCAGCCCGCACCCGGCAAGCATCAGCAAGGCGAAGAATCCGCGTGCTTTTAGTTTCATCCTGGGGCTCCATAAGGTCGAACGGAGGGGACGCAGTACGTCGAAACGACGGCCGTACCGCTAGTGTATGCGCTCATCCGAACGCGAAAGAAAACCGTAGCGAGAACCGGGGCCGTGCCGTAGAACGCCGCCGTCGCCGAGTTGACGGCCGAGCCGGTCGTGGGCGTGAGGTAGGCGCTGCTCCAGTTCGACCCGTCCTCGCTCAGTTCAAAGACGAGCGTACCGGAAAACGTTCCAGAGATAAGCGCGGCGCAGTCCGCGTTACCGCTGGCGAGTTGGAACGTCGAAGCCGAAGCCGGTGGGCACACGCCGCCCGCGCACGCCGCCGCAAGCGATTGCGTGACGACGCGCTGCGGGTCGAGGTAGCCCGGCCCTCCCTGTTGCGCGAGCGCGTAAGCAGGCCAGAGAGCCAGAAGCGTAGCGAGTAAAAGCGTTCGCATCAGTAACCGATCGCCAGCCAGAATATCGTACCGGTGCTGCCTGCGCTGCCGCCCATCGCCGTCAGGTTGAACTGCGTGAGCGGGTTAGCGATTCCGGTAATGTTCGTCGCGGCGGAAATGGCCGCGGCGGTAGCCTGCGCCTGCGTATTCTCGCGGACGCCGGTATAGATACCGAACACCTGATTCACGAACGGAATATCGTATGTCACTAGCAGGTTAGCGCTGTTATCGAACGGCACGGTGCTTGGCGATCCCCACTGAAAGATGAGGCCGCCTGGTAAGGTTCCGTGCCCGGTTTTCGCCAGGTTGAGCGATGTAAACACCGTCGAAAAGTTCGTCCCGTCCAGGTTGCCGTTCACCACGTTGGTAATCGCGGCGAAGTTGGCGTTGACCTGAGACGACGAAATGGTCGTACCAGGGACAAAGGTGAACGGCATCGTTATGAGTGACATAGCGTTCCTTTACCGCCCAACCATTACGAACGTCGGGCTACCAGTGTAGTAGATGGTGCAATACTGCCCCGGCGACAGATCGAATGTGCCCGAGGTCAACGGCGACGTGTATGAAGCTGTCGCCGGAGGGATAGGGGCTTGCGAAAACTTAATCGCCGTAATCGTGCCGCCAGTCACCTCGATGGTCGCCGGGCCGTAGTACGGCGTCGAGCCTGCCGTTTGGGCTGAGAACGACACGCCGCTCGTCGGCATACTCGAGGTGATAATCGTCCCACCTGGCGCGTCGTTGTAGCCAGGACAGTTGATAACGCGCAGGTTGATCGCTGAACCAACCGTCGAGTGAATGGGAGTGCTGTAGCCTCTCATGTTCGCGCCGATAACGTATACGGTGCCGATCGGAGCCGCCTTCACGAGCACCGCGTACTGCGCCGCCGAGGGGTTCTCGGCATTCGGAAGCGACGGCGTTAGGTTCGTCCCCATAATCAGCCCGTCGCCGCATTGCCCGGTAATCGCAATCGCCGCGCCGCCGTTTGGCGACGAGTTCCCAGCGTACCCGCCGATAATGCGCCAGTCCGAGCAGACCCCGATTTCGTAGATGTACTGATTGGCCTGCGGAGTGGGCGCATCGGAAAACACCGTGCAGCCGTTAAACTCGATGTCGTTGATATTGGTTGATGCGCCGCCGTTTGCGTCTATCTGCACCACCGGCAGGCCATCCGTCGCGTCATCTTCTTTGTGGATAATGCACGAGGTGAACTTTTCGGAGTAGATGAGCCCCGCCGAGGTCGAAGGGACCATCCGCACCGCAGTGCTGAAGATCGCCATTTCGAGGTTCGTGTACTGGTTGTAGCGATTCTGCTGCGAGCTTTGGCTGTAGTCGATTCCGTACTGCCAGTGGAAGATGTGCTGGAACGAAACGATTGAATGCTCGGTGCCTTGCAGCGACAGGAAGCTGTTGCCTAACGGGCCGCCGTCGTTCCCGATAGCGTTTTGGTACGCCTCGCCCGGGCCGATGACAAAGCATTCCGGGTTGCTGAAGATGACTTGCTGGCACCCGCTCAGGTTCCCGCCGTAATGGAACGTGCAGCCGCGCGCTCCGGCTTGCAGCCCCACGACCATTGCGGTCGGCCAGCCTTCAAAAACGCAATCTTCGGCTACGAGATTCCACAGGTTTGAGTTGATGCAGGTCGTGGTCGGGAGCAGCGGATTTTGGCAGCCAAACGCGATGTTACGGAAATAGACGCCTCCCGAGGTGTGCGGCTCGAACCCGAATAGCAGCGTGCCGTCGCCGACCATCGAGAGCATCGTTTGCGCGGGGCCGCCTTTGCCGTCGCCGCTATTGGCAACCGTTGCGCCCGCGCCTTGAAATACCGTCTGAATCGGGATGACGTAGCCACTGCCAGGGCCAGGCGCAATAGGGAAGCTCCCGGCCGGCAAATAGGCTATGCCGCCGCCGCTGCCGTTGTTGAGCGCAGCCATCGTGGCAAGCATCGTTGCGAACGCCGTGCCGTTTGTGACCGACCCGCCGTTGACCAGCGCACCGAAGTTGAAAAAGTTGTACCAGTTGAGCGCGGAGAGGTCTGACGTTGCGACAAGCGCTCCGGCCGGAGGTCCCGCGTTGAGGGCAACCTCGATCGCCAAGAAGTTGGCGTTGACCTGGTTAGCGTCAGCGACCGTGTTCGGCAAGAACGTGTTCGGAGTAACGAAACCTAAAGCCATCTAGCGCCGCGCATTTTGGGCGAAACTTCCGGTGATTCCTGAGAATACCCAGGGCAGTTGGTCGGTTACGCTCCAGGTTCCAGCGTCCCATTTGCTCAAATCCCAAACCGCACCGCCGGTGCCGATGCCGCTTTGTAGGCCGAACGAGAACGCTTCGGCTTGAATGCCAGGCGCTTGAATCGGCGGGAGCGGCGTCGAGCCCCACGGTGCGCGATTCCAGCTTCCCTCGTTCCACACCAAGAAGTTGCCAATAGTGTTCGGCAGCAGCGAGAACACGTCAATGCGCGAGGCAGGCGCGTTCCACGACGTGAGCGCCGCGGGCTGAGATTGCCAGAAGGCCGTGTCCCAAACGGAAACGTCCCAGAGCGCGCCGGTCGATTGCGCAGCGTACACCGCAGCGGTGAATACCGATTCCTGGCCGTAGTCGGTCTGCACGGTCGCGGTTCCGCCAAAGCTGATTGGGTAGAGAATCTCGGGATAGATGCGGTGCAGCGTCTTGACGGTTCCCGGCTCGCCGACCTTGAAGAACTTCGTGGCAACCCAAACCTGAATCGTTGCGCCGTTATCGTTGTTCGTGGTCGTATCGTCCCAGAGCGCGCCGTCCCAGGCGCTTACGTTCCACAGTGAGTTGGTCTGCCCGACATACGGGTCCCAAGTATAGACACGCCCGTTCGTGCCGCCGACCAGACACGCCCACGGCGACGGGTCGCCAGGCGCGTTAATCAACGTCGAGCAGGTAATCGCTTCGCCCAGTTGCAGCACCGTCCAGCCCTGAATGTTCGTATCGTAGACCAGCACCGAGTCGATGACGTTGGCGTTTGCCGACGAGTACGCGATATGGTATCGGTCGTAATAGGTAAACGCAAAGAACTGGTTACGGTCGCCTTGCATCGGGTAGCCGGTCGTGAACGGGTCGTTGGTAATCCACGGCTGTACCTTGGTCGAGAAAGGCGTTATCGACTGGGTCGTCAAGCTCGTGCCAGGCGTGAATAGATAAGCGTTGTTATTTCCGAGCAGGTATTCCACGCCGTTCACGCTCTGCATGGCATAGCCGCACGCCACGCCGTCGTTGTCCATCGGCACGTTCTGCAGCGTGTAGTTCGCAGGCCCGGTCCCGTAGACGAGCGCCAGGCCGTTCGGGAGCCCAACGCATAGCATCGCCTGTGCGCCTGCGCCCACCGAACTCAGGCCCACTACGGGTTGGCCGAAGTCGAAGATGCTATAGCCTGCGATCGCCTCGAACGAATCGCCCGCCACTTGCCCAGCGCCCGTGGACATTACCTGCGTCGGAAAGTTTGGGATGCCGCCGAACCACACGACGCCGTTGACGAGTTGGCACCACTGCGCGCCCTTCGCGTTCCCCCAGCCTGGCGGGTGGTACAAGTTGTGCCCGTCGTAGATGAACGGCCCTTTGCCAGGTTCGCCCGTGCAGATGACCGCGACTTCCGTGAGGCCAGACTGGTTCGTGAGCGGGAGCGGGTTGGCTTGCGGGTCCGAAGCCATCGTAATGCTCCACGGCTTATCGTTCTTGCCGAGGCTCAAAGTTGCTAGCGCCACCTTCGAGTCGAGGTCGTACAGCACACCGCCGCACTGCGCGAGCGTCCGCACGACTTCCACGCCCTTCGTTGCCTGAACGTATTGTGCGAACCGGAACAAGCCGAGAACCGGGTCGTCCACCGGAAGCGTTTGATAAAGGTTCAAGCCGCTGCGCGATTGGAAGCCGCCATCCGGGCGAAGGTAGCCGTTCAGCGCCTGCGTTAGGTCCGAATCGTCCAACTCCTGCGGCGCAGACTTCACGTTAAGACCGCCGGAGAAAGAATAGACGCCGAAGTCTATTTGCCCTGCGGTGTCGCGCCGCATCTTACCGTACCTACTGAACGGCATTTAGAGCCACCACGGCATGGCAGAAGGACCGCCTTGGGAGGTAACGTCCCTCACTTGCGCCTGCTTCGGCACGGAGCGTCGCGCCATCGAGTCTTTCAACTTCTGGATTTGCGTATCGAACTGAGGCTGAAAAATATCCTTACTTTCATCGCCTCGCTGATTCGCTTCGAGCACACGGCAGCACGTCCACAGAACGACGGCTTCCTGCGCGAGTGTATCAAGGTTGGTTGAAGAGTTCGTCGTCGCATCAGACCACAGTTGCGGGCGACCGCGATAATAGACATTCAACTGCCCGAGCATACACGGAGGATAAAGCTGAGCGGTCATAACGTTGCTCTCGTCTTGATAAACCATAAAATACGTTGGCGGTCCCGCGCCGACGCCAGGGAACCCCGAACACTGCTGCATGAACGTCTGCGGCTCCAACTGCCACATGGGATAAACTATTGCCGTTGAAGGCGCTGGCGTCAGCGGGCCTGTCGAAAACGACATAGAGAAAACATCTTGCACATCCTCGGTAAACGTCACGACCTGCTGGCCCGCCGTCACGGGATAGATTCCGTACAAGCGAATCGCGCCAAGCTCGCCCTCGACTTGCTCGATACCAGCGTTTGCAAGCGTGATGACGCCAGCCGCAGTCGGGTTCGTAAACTCGTTCGTGCGGAGTTGAACCTGAGCTACGAGTCCCGCCCCGGTGTAGCCAAACGGCACGCTCAACGGTGGCTCATCCTACGGGAAGTCTTACGAGTTGCCTTCTTCTTTTTGCTGCGCTTCGTCTTGCGGGCGTGCCCCGTTTTATCAACGTCCTTGCGCGTTCCCTCGCGGGCGCGACGGCGGGCCTCGGCCTCGCTAATCTCGCCGCGCCCGGCTTGCGCGAAGAAAAGTCGGCGCTGAGCTGGGGTGTACGGCACGGCTAGCCACTACTGCGCTTTTTGGTGCTCATCGTTGTCCTCGCCGCTCGACCCAACGCCGTAGAGGTTGGATGAGAGTTCGCTGGCGTTCACCGTCCGCACGCCCAGGACGCGCTCGCCCGCATCGCCAAGCACGCCGGAACACTGAATGTCCCCGCCGCGCGTGGGGTCGTGACTATCGTACCAAGCACGATCGTCAGAAGTGAGTGGCCCTGGACGCCGCGGGTCCGGCGGAGGAATGTAGCTGAACGCGCGCGGCGCCACAGGTCTGTTACGGGCCACTACTCGACCTCCGCCAGTTCCATCGCTTGCACGAATCGGCCGTCCACGCGAATCGGCGCTTCCTTCGGAATCTCGCGAATGAACTCTACGAAACCAAACGCATTCTGCGAGTCGGTCGATTTGCCGTCATCCATGATGCGCCATACCGGGTTGTGCTTGCGAATCCAGCGCAGCATCAGCCGCTGCGTTTCCTCGCCGCGCGTCTTTTCATCCGGCAGGCCAGTTGGAAGCAGCGCGTGCATCCGTTCCCAGTTGCCGCAGTACAGGTCCCACGCGCCTTCGGGGATTTGCTCCACCGGCGGATTGTCCGGGTCGTCCGCGGGCGCCGGCATGATCGCGAACCGCTGGCCATCGAAGTTGATCGTGAGCATTGCGGGCTCGATCTTGTCCTCGTAGATGCTCATATCACGGCGCGCTGCAGCACGGTAAAGGTTCTCGGCGTTGCCGTAGGTCGTGCGATACTCTTTGCCCTTGGCGGTCTGCGAGGTGAGCGCTTCTTCCGCGCCGCTTAGGGTCGAAACGGAGACGACAGCCACCCGGCGCACTTTCTTGCGCGAGTGATTCACGACGTAGACGTTCGGGCGTTTGGGCGTAGCGTTGAACGGCGTTTGCAGGTTCGCTTCGCCTGCCAGCGTGCCGAGCGGGGAAGAGTTGAGCGATTGAACGATGTCGGCTTCTGGCGTCTGCGCTCCCGGTCGCCATTGCTGGCCCGGGATAGTGCTGCGCCCCATGCGCGTTAAATCCTGTGCGCGCTGAAGCTCGGCAATCTCGACGGTAGTTGGCACTGGTTCCTCCTAGACCGTCTCGTAACGTTGAGTGAAGAAGGGCGCCATAGAGACGAACCGGCGCCCTTCCGTTGCTACTGCTGAACTAAAACCCGCCAACCCAAACCGGATTTAGAACCGGCGTCGATGTGCTGGCCGCTACGACTCCCAGCGAGATTGCCAGGGTCGTTCCGGCCGGCGGCGAGATGGTCGGCGTGGTGACCGCGGTGTACGTCGTGGCCGCAAGCCCCGTGTCGTTGAAGGCATACGTCGGCGACGAACCTGGTACGACCGAGAAGTAGCCAATGGTGCCCAACGTGCTCGGCACGCCAGCCGAAGCCGTACGGTCGATAACGTACAGTGTTGCGCCGGTTACCGCGCTCCAGGTGATGTGGTTGTAGTTTACGGCACCCAGCGTTGCGTTGCCGGTCGAAACCGTTCCAGCCGTCGATTCGGCCGAGTACACGCCGTTTGGCAGTACCGCCGTGATCTTGTAGCTGTAGCTGGTCGTACCGGCCGTGCCCGAGGTTGTTACCGTGGGCGTTGACGGCGCTGCAAGCCGCTGGAAGAACTGCGTGGCCGACGTGTTCGGCACGATCGCGAGCCCCGTGTCGTTGAACGCCGTGTCCGTAGACGTAGCGTACCCGATAACGCCGACCGTTGACGGCGTGCCGGCGGACGAGGTTCGCACGATGATGTACGACGCAGCATCCCCGCCCGGAACCCAGGTGATTTGATTGTAGTTAGTGTTCGAGAGCGTGGCGTTACCGGCAACCGTGCTGGCGGTCGTGCCGATAACCGATGTGGTTCCATTGGCTCCTACGGCCACGAGCGCGTAGGTGTAGGTTGTGGAGCCTGACGTTCCAACCGGCGTAATCGTGGGAGTCGGTGCGCCACTCGGAGGCTGGAACGACGTGAGGTTCCCCAGGCCGTCCGCGCAAAGCAGCGTGCCAACCGCGATCGCGTTGGTCGTAGTCGTGCAAAGCGCCTGAATCGGCCCATTGCAAATGACCTCGACCTGCTGCCCAATACCCAGACCGGGGCAGACATTGACGATACCGTAGGCTAGCGGAGCATGCGCGCGGGCGTAAGCCTGCGATTGCTGCCAGTACCCACCGCCGACGTTACTCGTGATGCCGGCCGGGAGCCCGTAGCCGAGAACGACGAGGTTCCCTTGCTGCGCACCGTTGGCGTCGATGTACGCAGGCGTTTGGTCGTTCACCATACGCGCAATCGGCTCCAACGTTGGGACGCCGAGCATCGGGATGGTCGTGGTGCCCGCTACGGCGTTACCGCCTGCGCCACCGGGAAGAATACTCGTCTGTGACGACGGGTTCCCCGACGACATATTTTGCGACCAGAGATTTAAAAGTGCCATCTAGCTCACCGACCCTCCCACAGTTCGTTGTAGCGGCCTTTTTCGAGCGGTGCGCCGCCGCCCTCGAACTGCAACCCCGCTTCGGATTGTATCGCTTTGTCGTCGCGCGCATCGCCGATTGGGTAGTCGATTCCCATGTTTTGCGGCACGTCGAAACGGTCGGCGGGATAATCGGGGCCGACGTTCTTCCCGGTGCGAACCTTCGGATTGTGGGGGCGACTTCTTGGTGCTGACATTATTCCTCCTTATCCTAAAGCGATTGCAGGTCGTTGATCGGGCCGTAAAATCCGTTCAGACGCGGTTCGTCTGAAGCGAACTGGAAGGCGATGACGTAACGACTTGTCTTAGAGAGGACGCCGGGCGTGTCAATCCACGGAACGTAGTCGAAGCCCTTAAATCCAAAGTAGTGCATCCGGGTGTGATTCATATTGAGGAAGTAGTAGGTGTACCCGAGATAGCCGCCCGTTGCGTTGATCGTGGGTGGGAAGTGGTTGTCGCCAACGACTTCCGCGCCGAGCAGATGCGGGTTGCCGGTGTACGGGTTTGCCGAGTCGCCGGGGCTCACGCGAATCTGCGAGTCGAGCGTGAAGATGTAGGACGACACGCCTTGCTGATTGACGAAGATGTGCGTCGGCGCGGCGTCACCGACGACGCAAGCCGTGTACTCGCGAAGCATCTGCGCGCGGCTCGTATCGTTCGTGGCGTTGCCCAGCCCGCTGGTCGCGAGCGAGATGACGTTGCCTTGCCAGGTGGCCAGGCTGTTCGTGCCGGTTCTCGCGATGTTGCCGTACACGTTGTAAAGCTGGCCGTTGTCGCACGCCTCGACCACGCCGAAGGCCGGTTGCCCGGTCTGCGCGTTGGCGCCCTTCGTGAGGTTCGTAAGGTCGTCGGCGATGAGGTCCGAAAGCGAGGCGATAGCCGTCTGGACCTGAAGCGTGAGGTTGTCCACACGCATATTTGGCCCGCGCACGAGCCGGAGCGTTTGATAGTCGATCGTGACGGCGGCCTGATACCACGACCAGGGGAAGGCCGCCACGGAGAGCAGCGACTGCGGCCCGGAAGCCAGCGTGTCGTACTGCCCGAAACTTTGGGCCGTCATGTTCTTCGCAGTGAGCAAGGGCAGCGCAAGGTAGCGCCCCTCGTCCACGCGGTTGGCCGAATCGTAGGCGATCTTCGGAACGCGAGCCGATTGGAAAACGTTGTCCGTCACATAGGGGACAAACGCTTCAGCTAGGACTGCGCTCTCCTGATCGTAACCGCCCAAATTTGACTGTACTGCCATGGGCAAAACTCCTAAGCAAAAGACGAGTTATCGTCCTCGATGCTTCGGAGTATCTGGCTGCGAGCGGGGCCGGGGTTCCCGGGTGTCCAGCGAGCGGGGCAGGTCCGCGCTGAGGGCTGCTGCTGGTTTCGGGTGTCCGTGCCGTGTGCCGGGGCTTGCGCTTGACCGGGCGGCGGCGGGCCGAATCCTTCACCTCAACGTAGCACGGCTTGTCAACGGGCTCGCGCGGGACTACGATTGGGCCGGAGGAATCACTTTGCGTATTCTCGTCGCGCTCGCCGACCAGGCCGGTCAGTCGTACTGGCGCCAGATTATG